TACGCGCTTTCGCGTTGCCATTTCTGACCCCTTTCGCTAGGGCCAATTCTAGCTGAGACTCCATTTTATCAAGGCGCGACACTATTGGAATATTCTCCAATTTAATTATGTAGCGAAGGCCAGCAATCAGTAAGGCAATAGAGCCTAAGACTGAAGCTACTAAGGTGGCCAATTCAGCCGCTGGCATTAACGGACTTTGCCGTAACGCTCGTAATTAGGGTTTAGCCAATTGATGATGCTAGGCAAGACTGATACCAGAGCCGCATTTGCAATTGCATCGACATCTAGGCCGACTGCTAGATAAGTCGCTAGCGCTGTCGCTAGAAATGTCTTTGCCCAGCTCTCTGCCATTTTCTTTAAGTCGCTCATTAGCTTCTCCTTCGAGTCTGAAAAAACTGCCATCTTTGTCTCCCAAAGTTGTAAATGAAATATGGAAATGTGAGCGGTGAGGATTAGCGCCTTTATAAGTTCTGCGTTTCCATCCCAGTATTGGGCTCATAATCTTTCCATCGTAAATTATGTATTTAATTCGCTTATCACCTTTTTTGGCTAACTTGCGAATCTTTTCAACTAACGCATAAGCCTCTTCTTTGTGAGAAGCTAAATCTGCGTCTATGTCTATTGCTCTAACGATTCCTGACTTAGCGTCTGGTATATGGTCAGAAGTGCCTTTTGCAATGTGCCGACCATCAGCAATCCAGCCGTCAGACTTACGATCCCTATCAGGATAATCGTCATCTATCTGCTCGCGTAACTGAACACCTGCTGCGCATAGTCGGGCCATTACGAAAGTAGAAGTTTTGCTTCTTCTTCAGTTATGCCTAACTTCTCTAGCAGTTCGGCCTTCTTAGCGGCTTTAGCAGCTTTGGCAGCATCTTCTTTAGCTCTGGCCACTTTAGCTGCTTCAAATACTTCCATCTCTTCATCTGTGTATTCTCGGACTATTACTTCACCAGTTTCAAGGTTTGTAATGCAAGTCTTTGGTCTATCACTCATTAATTCACCCCGTATAGTTTGATTGTGCCAGCTTTCAAATTAACGGCATCGCCAGATGATAATTTAATTTCTGTTATTGCGTTTGTGTTATCCCAGCCACCAGAGAACATTCCAGTCCAAGTATTTCCACCTGATCCACTACCCCAAATTCCGCCACATTGTTTATAGCCAGCCCCAGCATAATCTGGAAAAGTCATAGTAACAAAACCGCGATAACGATTTACATCCGCATTTCTAGCAAAATGAAACCCTGAAAGAATTTTATCATCTGTGTTATTGCCTTGAGCATAAAATGTGGTATTTTGTTTAGAATGAATACCATTGTAATAATTAGTTGCGGTATCGCCATTAAACTGAATTAGAAAATAATCATTACCAGTTGAGGCGCTTTGTAGGCTGGTGCCAACAATTACTAAATCTTTATAAGTGCCAGGAATTGAAGTGAAAGTGTAGTTAGTAACTGTATTGTTTAAAGTTTTAGTATCAATTAAAGTCATACCACCAGCGGAAGAAGTAGCCCAAGCTGGAACTCCACCCGATACTGTTAAGACTTGGCCAGTAGTGCCAATGGCTAAACGAGTATTTGTGTTAGCTGTGGCCGAGCGATATTCAATATCACCAAGAGTTGTTGATGGGTTTAAATTCTTTGTCGTTGTATCTACCGAGCTGCCAAGTGTTCGTATAGCAGCTGCGCCATCTTTGACTAGCGCGGTATCGTCAGGCGTAGTCCATCCGTAATTTGTTGTCGTTGCCATTTATTCTCCTATGCCACTATTGTAGCGTTGAGCCAAGTCAAATCGGGCAAAATAGTATTCCAAGTCTCGATTGCTGGAACATCATTCCAGCGCATTGCTTGGAGACTATAAGCGATAGGGGAGACATTTAGGGTTAAAGTCAAGGAATTAAGAGAAGCTGTCCAAGTCCAGCCTTCCACAAATCCTTGAAATTCGCCGTTACCCATATTGGCTGGCAAATTTACGATATTGAGAGGCATACCCATAAAGACGCCTAAAAGAGAGTTTCGGTCTGCATTGTCGATTTCGGAGCTCCCAATTGGAAAGCTAATAGTATTTAGTTGGTATTGAGGATACGCTCTCAAGCTCAAATAGAATTCGGCCTGATCCTCAGCGTCGGCTAAATGCCTCAAAGTAGTTTCTACTTCAGCTGCTAACTCACCATAAAGAGCAATTGAATCGGGGTCTGAATCTGTTGCTACTTGATCGCTATCAGCACCATAAAGAACTGTTAGCGCATTTCTTACATCCCCAGCTCGCTTGACTATTTGTAGCCCTGAGCCGAAGGCGTGATTGCCATCCAAATCAACATAGCCATAAGTCGCTAGATAATTGGTGCGATGAGTCGAATCTGCGTAGCCAATGCGACCTTCAGCATCTTCATAAATATAACCAAGGCCAGAAGTAGCTGCTGCTGAAACTAAATCATAAACTGTCCCGCTGACCCCATTTTGACTGTGCAGCTCATAATTTCCTGGAGTATCAACCTGACCTAAGCCAGTATTTAGGGCATCTTGCCATTGTTCAGTTGGGTCATAACTGGCCCAAGTAAGAGCTGCTGGGACTTCATTCCAACTGCCTAAAACTACATCCTCTAATAGTTCCAAAATTCTATCGCCATCAAATTGATGGGAAAGATTGCCAGAAAATACTGCTCTATTTAATCTAGCCAAAGCTCCGACTGCGATAATATTGATTCTTTGGCTTAAGGCTGTAGATCCCGAGGTGGCAACTACAACGCTTAAATCGGTAATAAATCCGCCAAATAGAAACACATAATTTGATGAAGCATTTAAAACTTCAATTGTTACTGAGTCATTAATCTCATAACCAACTTGGCTTGAGTTAGTTTCTAATAAACTTAAATTGCAATAACCTGCAACGGGTTGAGAATAAATATCAAATCGACCCGAGGTTATTGTTAAACCGCTTAAAGTAGCTGTAGTAACTGTTGATCCATTTACCTTAACCCGATAAGTTGGACTCCATAAGGTCATCGCTCTAAGACACCTAAACCGCCGCCATTGCGCCTTTGACTACTATTTAAGGCTAAAATAACTGCTCTAGTAAATCCTTCTTCATCAATTACCGAAGGCGCATTTACATTAATTACAACATTTCCGCGCTCATCAGCTCGTCTTACACCAGCCACATCAAAAGATCCAGTTCCTGCTATTCTTTTAATAAAATTAGCTTCGCTAACTTGCTCAATTAAAGTAGGCGTAGTTCCACCCACACCTGTTCCGCTTGCTGTTCTTAATCCAGAACTTACGCCAGTATTTGATGCGGTTCTACCGCTTGCAACTGTTAAACCGCTTCCCGAGGAACTAGCTGCGATACCAGCGTTAATTGCGGAATCAGTTGCCACTGAAGCTACGGAAGTATCATTTTGTCGAGCCAAGGCATTAGCACCAGCGAGAACCAAAGTTGCACCAGCTAGGGCAGCACCGCCTAATAACGGATTAAGAGCAAATGCAGCTGCAACTCCTGCAACTATTGAACTTGCTTTCAATAAATTATAAGCCCTAATAAGGGAGTTAATTAAGAGAATTGTTGCTGTTACAGCAGCTGATATTTTAGACACCACAAAGACTGTGGCTATAACACCAGCTAAAATTAGAAGCTCATCTTTCAAATCAACTACTGTGTTGATAATGCCATTTATTTTCTTGCCCCATTCAATCGCTGTTTGTTGTGAATCGGTCAAAGCATCATCAAGCTGGCCTTGACCAGTTAAGCCATAAATAAAAGCCTCTAGTGTTGGAATAAAATACTCTAAAAGAAAATCGGTTAATTCTTGAACTACTGGAAGTAACGCTGCTCCAATTGATTCCTTAGCTTCATCAAGAGCAATTTTTACTCGCTCCATTTGTTTAGCTGTTGTCTCAGATTCATTTTCGGCAAAATTGCCAAAAGTATCAGTAAGGTCTTTAAAGGTTTTATCAAAGCTTTGGCTTTTGAGCGTTGTGGTATCAATACCTAACCCCAACTTGCCAAGGGCTGTAGTATTTCCATCATAAGCTCGACCTAATGCATTTGTTACTGATTCAAGTGGCTTGCCTGTTGCTGCACTTAAATCTAGTGCTAAATTTAGCAACTTCTGGGCATCTTCAACATCATTGGTTGAGCGGACTAATCTGCTAAATGCTGGACGCAATTGATCATCAGTTACGCCAATGGCAATTGAGGTCTTTGTAATATAAGCCTCAACTCCAGCAATCTGGGCATCAGTTGCAGCAGTTGTGCTTCTAATCGTTTCTGCTAATTTACGCTGAGCAGCCTCATCTTCGGCAGCAGCCTTAACTGCACTTACTGCAAATGCGCCTATTGCTGCTGAAGCAGCGGCAAATGCAATTGCTGCTTTTTTGCCAAACTCGCTAGCGCGCTCACCAATAGAATCAATGTCTTTCGAGCCAGCTGCTAACTTCTTTTGAAAGTCTGCAGTATCAGCTAGGAGTTTAAGTGTTAATGCTCTTGAATCAGCCACTAGTTGCCCACTTATCTAGGATTTTATTGAATGCCGCTGTCCATTGTGCCACAATGCTCCGTTGTTCTTGGCGTAGCGTTGGATAAATAAACCATCCGCGAGAGCCGCGGCCTTGGCGACCTGAATAAGCTGGAAATTGCTTTAGACGATTAGAACCAAATTCAAAGCCAGCCCAAAGCATTTGAGTATTTGCTCCACCGCTGAATCTCTGACTTGCAAAACCATATTTAATTTCGCCAGTTGTGCTGGTCTTAGAAACTTTAGATCCGCTAACAATTCTGTTAATAGCAGCCTGACCTTTAGTTCTAGTCGCGGCCTTGGCAGCAATTTGGCGTTGAAGATACATAGCAAGATTATTGGAAACTCCGCGAGCCTCGGCTTTAGCTTCATCACCTAAAACTGAAAAAGCTTTATAAACTTGACGCAGCTCTGTCCGATCAAATGCTGATACTTCCTCAGCCATTGCTATTCATCTCCTTTATCAGCTCGACTGCCGTTGCTACATCGTCCCAATCATCCCAATATTGCATTGGGATACCAGTCTTAAGAGCAACTGTTACTAATAGCCGCCTTACGCTGTCGGGCTGATGGCTTTTGGGTCATCGTTGCCTGTCTTAATATCGGCAACTGTTTCCATCCATACATCAAAGCTCTTTACTGGCTTACCAGCGCTTTCGCGTTTGTGAGCGTTATAGGCCAAGAACATTAAGTCCCAGATTCCTATATTTTCTTGAGCTTTGGTAATAGTGTGTCCAGTTGCCTTTTCCCACTTAGCCCACTCTGGCGGTTGAGCAATATAAGTTGCTGATTCGCCTGAGTTATATTCAATTGTAATTGATAATTTCATAGCTCCCGATGCTCCGATCTCTTAACTAAAGGTCTCTGTTGGAGTTCCAATTACTGTCATCGTCCAAGTGTCGGTAAGTGCTCCAGGAGCAGCTCCACCAGCAGTTGGAAAGATTGGCAATACTGTGAAAGCAAAGACTGCTCCAGTAATTGCAGTAAATGAAACATTAAGTGCTGTGTTAGGTGCAGCTTCTGCATCTGCCCACATTGCTTCGAATAGAGAGCCTGTAGCTCCCCAATCCTGAAGTAACTCAATTGTGAAAGTCCATTGCTTATCTACGGACTTATAGGCGCGACCATCAAGAGTTTGATAAGTCTCGATAATTGTTTCGCAGCTTAGGACTGCGCTTGTTGCTTGAGCATCGTATGCGAATGTATCTAATGTAAAGGTCACATCGCGCCCAGTTACTACTGTTGTTGGCATTTGGGTCTCCTTATGTGGTTTGCTCGTAGCG